CTGATTCATCAGTAATCAATCTTCGTAATGTTTCACATAATGTTCTTGGTGTAGATTGGAAAGGTAATGATGTGATTGGTCAAGTTGAAATACTACCAACGCCATCTGGCAATATCTTAAAACAACTGCTTGGTGCTGGTATTCGCCTTGGAATATCATCAAGAGGATTGGGTTCAGTAGAAGAAATAAGTGAAGGTGTTGTTGAAGTTCAAGATGACTTTGAACTGATAGGTTGGGATTTTGTTTCCAATCCATCAACTCATGGTGCATTTATGTATCCAGACGGAATGCATGAAGGAATAAATGAGGGATTGATAGTTGAAGGTATTAGCACATCAACAATTTCTAAAATTGATCCTAAAATACAACGTATTCACAGCAATATAACAAACATTATTTGTGAGATTGGAAATGTTTGTGAATGTATATTTGAGGGGAGATAAAAATGCCAGCATTATCGCAACAACAACAAAAACTTATGGGATTGGCTCTTGCATATAAAAGAGGAAAAGTGCCCACTTCTGATGTTAGTAAGACTGTAAAACAATTAGCAAATTCAATGTCTGAAAAAGAATTGGAAAAATATGCATCAACTTCACATAAAGGTCTTCCAAAGAAAGTCGGTGAAACAAAAACATCAATGACGAAAGAAGAAATAAATAAACTTGTTGCAGACGCTGTTCAAGAAGTGATGAAAGAACGGTTTAGTATAAAAGTTCTTACATCAGAACAAAAACAACAATATATTGAGGCAATTTCAAAATACAATGAATATCGTTCTGTGATTCATCGTTCAGGAGCACTTCCTGAAATTGTATCTGAAATTAAAAGAATGGTAGAATTTGCATCAAAAAATATGGTAGAAGAATCTGGTGATTGGTTTGAAGGTGTATCACATAGAAGAAAATCAAAACAATTAAAAGAATCTGTCAATGAATTTCAAAAAATATCAGAAAAAATAGTTAAGTTACAGAAAACCTTGGAGTCTATCTATGAAAATATAGGTGAACAACTTGGAAAGTTTTACGAAATTAAAAAATAATAAGGAAATTGGTTATGTCAGACAGAGTGTATACAACTTCAAATTACGCCCATGTAAAAGTAAAGGCGGGTGGAATGAATATAGACACAATGATTAAGGTTTTTAAGCGTAAAGTAAAAGAAGCCGGTATTCTCGAAGAATATAAAAATCGTATGGAATATATCAAACCATCAAAAAGAAAGGCTGAAAAAAGAAATGCTGCTATCAGAAGACAAAGAAAATTGGATTCTGAAAACATTTAATGGAGATAAAATGACCTTTGCTAGTCTTGAAAAACTAATCCGTGAAGAAACACGGAGAGTTATTGAAAACCTGGAAAGGTCTTTTCCATTATACGAAGAAGATGAAAAACCTGCAAGTGAAGATCCAGAAAAGATGCTTGTAGTAAATAAGGAAAGTGGAAAATCTTATTACATAAGTAAAAAAAACTTTGATCCAGAAAAACATCAAAAATCTGCACCAAAAGAAACAAAAAAAGAAGAAGAAGAACCTGCTGCAGATGCTACACCAACAGAAACACCTGCACCAGAAGAACCTGCATCAACTGAAACCCCAACAGAAGAACCGGCTGCAGATGCTACACCAACAGAAACACCAGCAACTGATACTGCTACAACAGACACTCCATCAACTGAAACACCAGGAACTGATACTGCTACGGCAGATTCAAGTGGAACTGAAACACCTACAACTGATACTGCAACCACCGATACAAGTGGAACTGAAAGTAAAACTGGATTGAAAACTGTTGGTGCATTTGGTAAAGTTGAAGTTGAAAAGTTAGATACAAAAACAAATAATTTGTATCCAGAAACGAGAGAACATCTTTTACAATATGATTATGAAGACATAATTGATATGTATGATTTGAGTGTTGGTGATAAAAAAGTAAATTTCACTAAACTTTTCAAACGTGCTGAAATGATTGCATTATCAAAACACTCTTTGATAAGTAAAAATGAATTGAATAAACAAACTATATTAGCATTACAACATTATTACATAAATTCTATAAGAATAAATAACATAATACGATTTTCCCAACCAAGTGCTACTAAACAAGAAATTCAGAAACAAATAAAATTGGGAAAACCAAAAGAAGGCGATAAAAGAGAAAAGGAATACAATAGTGCAATGAATGCATTTACAATATATGAATTGGATTACGCCTTTTCAGAAGAACCACAAAGATTGGAAAGTAGTATAATCGCTTATCGTTCTGTTCAAAATGAAGAAGTATTAAAAATGTTTATTGATGAAGGACAATGGATTGATAAATCATTTGTAACAACATCTTTGAATCCATTTATATGTGAGGGAACTGGTAAAAAACGAATGCCACTATTTGAATTTTTTATCCCAGCAGGAACATCCATATTAACATTGCCGTGTCATTCAAATGATTATTGTCACGAAACAGAAGTTACATTACCAAGAAATTGTAGATATACAATTCAAGGTTTCAATAATACAAGAAATATCTATAAGATATTAGTGGAGCAAAACTATGGCCGATGAAAAGAAAATAGATACAAAAGATAGAGATAAACGATATATCTATACGGAAAATGATATTAAATCCATATTTCAATATGGTCCTCCAAAAATTTCTAATCAAAAAATAGAAAAAAAATAACTTACCCCATACTTATAGTTACACAATACTCTATCCGTTATAGAGTCCGATATTATTTTTATTGCAATTAGTGTTTCAAATAACACTAAAAATAGTTGGAGAATTTTATGAATGATTTATTGAAAGAAGCGATTGCAGATGCTAAAGCCGTTAAGGAAGTTGCATTGGCAAACGCTAAACTTGCACTGGAAGAGGCATTCACTCCGCGTTTGCAGTCTATGCTTTCTCAAAAGTTGGCAGAGGAGGCAGAAGCCGAGGAGCCAGTCGAGGAAGCTGAGGGTGAAGAAGAAGCACCCGTAGAAGAATACGGATTCTATAGCGAAGGTGATGATGAAGAACCTGCTATGGAAGAAGGCGAAGGCGAAGAAGAAGCGCCAGTTGAAGAAGCCGAAGAAGAAGAAGCTCCTGTTGAAGAAGCTGAAGAAGAAGAAGCTCCTGTTGAAGAAGGTGAAGATGAAGAAGAAACAATGGATGAAGAATTGATGGAAATTATTCGTCAATTAGAAGAAGACATTGATTCATCTGAAATCGGTGGTGGTGATAACAAAAAACCATCAGCAGTTGCATCTGATGACAGCACAGAAGACAAGAAGGAAAAACTCGTTCAACTCGTTGAAGAAGAAGACGAAGATTCCGAAGAAGTAGCTGAAATCAAAGAAATTCTTCGTGCTCTTCGTGAGGAAGAAGAAGGTGAAAAGGAAGAAAAAGTAGAAGAAGGTGAAGATGAAGAAGAAGTAGACATCAAAGAAGTTCTTCGTGCTCTCCGTGAGGAAGAAGAAGAAGAAAAGGTTGAAGAAGCCGAAGAAGAAAAAGAAAAAGAAATGGCAGAAGCAAAACTTCGTGAAGCTTATGCTGTAATTACTTTCTTGCGTTCTAAAATAAATGAAGTCAATCTTTTGAACTCAAAATTGCTCTTCTCTAACAAATTATTCCGCAAGCATTCACTTAATGAAAAACAAAAAATGACTGTTATCGAAAACTTTGATCGTGCATCAAGTCTTCGTGAAGTCAAATTGGTTTATGCTACACTTAGCGAATCGCTTAGAACAACAAAAGTTAAACCTATCAAGGAATCTTTTGCGTCTAAACCAACAGCAAGCACACGCCCATCAAAACCAATCTTGAATGAAGGTGATGATATGGCAAATCGTTTACGTAAATTAGCAGGTTTGAAATAATTTTTTAAGGAAAACAAAATGAGTATACAATCTTTATTGAATGCCTCTGGGAATCCCCACAAGGCACTTATCAAAGAGAACAAGCAGATTGTCAATAAATGGGCAAAAACTGGTCTTCTTGATAATTTGAAAAACGAGTATGAGAAGAACTCTATCGCAATACTTCTCGAAAATCAAGCAAAACAACTTATTGAAGAATCAAACAGAACAGGCACAGCAGCTGGTTCAGAAGAATGGGCTGGTGTTGCACTTCCATTGGTTCGCCGTATTTTCTCTGAAATTGCTGCGAAAGATTTCGTTTCTGTTCAACCAATGAACTTGCCTTCTGGTCTTGTATTC